TCACGCGCCCCCACGCTCCGCCTCCAACCTCGCCTTGAAGGCGCGCTCCGCCGCCTTGCCGGTGCGCACGAGGTAGTGCCGGTCCAGGATCGCCCGCACGCTGCCCGGGGTATGGCCCGTCACGCCCGCGATGCCCTGTTCATCCACCCCCGCCTCGTGCAGCCGCGTCACCGCGGTGTGGCGCAGCTCGGCGAAGCGCAGATCGGCGCAGGCGGGCATCTCGCGCGCCGCCTCGGCGCGGATTTCCGCGAAGACGTGCCGCCAGGTGTGCGTGCTCCAGGGCTGGCCGGTCCGGTCATGCACCAGCAGCCGCGAGAGCGAGCGCACCGCATCCCGCCGCGCGGCCTCGCCTTCCAGGCGCTCGACGAGGTGCGGCACCAGATGGATCGGCAGCGCCACGCGCCGGCCGGTCTTCGATTGGCGCAGCACCAGCGTCCCCGCCTCGCGCGACCATGGCGGCAGCGCCAGCAGATCGCCCTCGCGCTGGCCCAGCCATTCGTTGAGCAGGATCCCCGTGCCCACCGACCGCCAGCCCAGACGATCGGCCACCGCGGCCATGTGGCGCACCGCCTCGCCCGACCACAGCACCGGCTCGCGCTGGCGGCGCAGGCTGATGCCCGGCCGCGCGGCCGGGTTGGAGCCGGCCGGGATGTAGCCCAGCCGCTCGCCCACCCCCAGCAGCAGGCGCAGCACGCGGATCACCGCCGCCGCCTTGGCCGGCGTCTCGATCACCCGCCGGGCCCGGCCCGTTCCTTCGACGCGGCGGAGCTGCGCGGCATAGAGCGCCTGCACGGCGGGCGGTGTGATGGCGCGGGCCGGCATGTCCCCGGCCCAGCTCTCGATCAGATCGAGGCACCACTCGTAGTCGCGCCGCGTCGACACCGCGAGCTTCGCCCACCACCGGCTGCGGCGGTAGTCGGCGATGAGGGCCGCCACCGTGCCCGCCGCGGGCTTGCGCGACCGCGCCACCACGGCCGGCGGCGCGGCAGGCGACACCTCGCCCCGCCGCCAGGCGTCCACGTCCATGTTCAGCGTCTCGGCCCGGGCGAGCGCGGCCGCACGGTCGTCCGGCAGGCGCTCGGGCCGCCAGCCGGCCGCGCGCAGCGCCGCGGAGGGCTGCCAGTAGAAGCGCCCGGCCTTCTCCACGAAATGGCGCACGCGGGACATGCGGCTCACTCCACCACAGAGGCAGGCGCCATCGCCATGGCGCGCGCAAGCAGCACCTGCTCGGCCTGGGCCATGGGGTCCGCCGCGCGGGCGCGCTGCGCGGCCAGGCTGGGCGGCATCTGCGCGTCCTGCCAGGCGGCGATGGCCGCGGGGTCCCAGCGCGGCCAGCGCCCCGGCAGCAGGGGCGGCGGGAAGCCCGCGGCCTCCAAAGAGCGTCGCGCGCGCGCCAGCCAGGCCGGGCTGCGCCCGAGCAGCGCCGCCACCTCGCGCGCGCCGATCAGCGGCCGCGGCGCGCTCATGACCAGGCCCCCCAGCGCCGCCGCCGCGGCCGCCGCCGCCGCAGCCAGCGCCCCACCAGCCGCCACGCGCCCCCGCGCAGCAGCCACAGCCGCCCCGCGCCGTCCCGCCAGCGGTCCCGCCGCGCGCCGGTCATGACGCCAGCACCCAGTCGAGCAGCACGCGCACGCGCAGCCGCCGGCCGTCCGGCAGGAGGACAGAGAGCACCTCGACCTGCATTTCCTCCGCGCCGAAGTGGTGCAGGTCATCGGCCTGCTGGACAGCCGCGACGAAAGCGTCGGCCAGCGCATCGCCGGCCGCCTCTGCGAAGGTGTTGATTTCGCTCATGGCCCCAGCACCCGCATTATGGCGGCCACCACGCCGCCGAGCCCCATCAGCGCCCCCGCCGCCACCACGCCCGAGGCGTGGCGCTGGCGTGCGCGCACCTCCGCATCCGCGGCCAGGTAGAGGCCGAGCGCGGCCACCACCAGACAGGCCAGCCCCGCCGCCAGCAGCGCCAGGGCCAGCAGCCCGCCCGCCACCGTCACGCCGCCCAGGCGCCGGCTTCGCGCAGCGCCTCCTCCAGATCGGCCCAGGGCAGGATGACGTGCAGCTCGCCGCGCACCACGTCGTGCTCGGCCGGCGCGCTCGGCGCCTCCAGCGCGCCCAGCATCTCGCCGGGCCGCAGGCGCAGAAGGCCCAGGGCGCTGCCCGGCATGCAGCCGAGCCGCGCGCCCGCGGGGTGCTGGAAGAGCTGGACCTTGCCGAGATCGCGGCCATGGCCCACGCGCAGGCCGATCCGGTCCTCGAAGCTCCAGCCGAGCCGGGCCAGCAGCTCGGGGTGCAGGACCACGGAGAGACACCGCGCGCTGCGGCCCTTGGCGAAGCCGCCGAGCGAGACGCGCAGGCGCGGCGTCCGGTCGGCCGCCGCCTGGGGCACAAGCTCGAACGGCATCACTCCGCCTCCCCTTCCAGCGCCTGGAGATTGGCCGCGAGGCGGCGCGCCAGCGCGCGCGCGTCCCGCAGCCGGGCCTGCATCTCGACGCGAAGCCGCGCCGTCACCTCAAGCGAGGAGACCGGCAGGTGCAGCCAGCGCTCTTGCCCCGGCATCTGGACCTTGGCGCGGAGCATCGCGCCCTCCTCGGCCGGCTCGATCTCCGAGAGGGTCTTGGACAGATCGGCGATCCGCAGCAGCGCCTCGCGCAGCGCCACGGTGTCCGCGGCGCAGGCGTCCAGCGTTTCCATTTCCACGGGCGTCATGCCTCGGGCTCCTCGCGATGCAGGGTCAGGGTGAAGACGAAGGCGCCGAAGCGCGCGCTGTTCGTGCGCGCTTCAGCGTGCAGCATGTTCTCGCGGCGAGAAGCCACGAAGTCCGGGATGTTCTCCGCAAAGACGGCGGCGAGCTGATGCACCGTCTGCGCCAGCGCGTCCGTGATGCTGGCCGACGCGAAGAGCCGCTGCTCGGAGCGGATCACGCGCGGCGCGGCCGGATCATCCGGCGAAATCTCCTCGCTCATGCGGCGTTCTCCGGCTGGCTGGCGGGGGCCGCCAGCAGCTCGGCGCGGTGCGCGAGCGCGGTGCGGCGGTAGAGGCCGGGGGCGATCTCCTCGGCCAGCCCCTCGGCGAGCAGCCGGGCCATGGTGGCCTTGTGGACGTAGCGCGGCCGGGGCTGCGGCGCGGCATAGGCCGGCGGCAGCCGCCAGAGTGCGGCCCGCATGGGGCCGGTGAGGCGGGGGGTGCTCATGCCGCCCGCCGGCGGAAGGGGATCACGCCCGCAGGCAGCTCGCCGCGCGCGGGCGGCGGCACGGGCCGGCCTTCCAGCGCGCGCGCCTGGCCGGCGGCGTCGGCGAGCTGCGCGGCGATGAGCGCGGAGACGCGCTGGTTGAGTTCGAGCGGCTGGGCCTGCTCGGCCCAGGCGCGGAAGTGCGAGGCCATGGCCTCGAGACGGTCGCTCAGCATCTTCTCCTCCTCCTCCCGGGTGCGGGATGGAGGGGAGGCTACGGCAAAGCCGTAGTTCCTGCAATGAGAAAATGCGGCTAAGCCGTATCTTCGGAATTTGGCGGGGGCGAAGTATCGTCGGCGCCGAACAGCAACTCGCCGGCACGTGCCCGCAGCTCGGCCGCCAACGCCGACGGCGTTGACGAGAGAAGCCCCAGGAACACCCAGTCTGGCGTGATGCCGAAGGCGGGGAACGCGCGCGCGATCACGGCCGGGTCGGGCATGTCGTCCCCGCGCTCCCAGCCGCTCCAAGCCTGAGGGCTAATGCCGCAAGCGCGGGCGATGGTGGCTTGTGTCAGACCAAGGGCCAGCCGAGCGGCGCGGAGCCGGGCCCCGGCGCGGGTCTTTTGTTCGGAGGCTCGAAGTGTTTTCGGCATGAACCATGAGTGCGGGCCTTTCACGATGATGGTCACGTTGCTTCTCCCGTCTTGACTAACTACGGCTAAGCCGTTCTACCCTGCGCGCGATGACGCGCGAAACCATTTTGGTGGCCGATATGCTCCGCCAGCTCGGCGGGCCGACGCGGGTGGCGCGCGCCTGTGGCGTGACCATCAGCGCTGTCGGGTCTTGGCAGGTGCGCAACGAAATCCCGGCGCGCCACTGGCTGACGCTCTGGCGCATGGCGCGCGCCGCCGGCCTGGCCTGGCGGCCGCCCGGGGCGGAGGGGCTCGAGCTCATCGAGCGCGCGCCGGCATCGCAGCCCGAGGCCGCGGCATGAGCATCTTCACCGAAGAGTGCGCGACCGTGACCGAGGCTCCGCGCCGCGCCGTCACGCGCTCCGGCCCGGCCCGCGTCGGCGCGGCCGGCGCGCGTCTGCGCGCCCCTCGCCCCGGCCCCCAACCTAGAAGCCATCCATCGCCGCAGGCCGCCTCTGGCGGGGGGTGCGGCGCGGGCTTGCGCGGCGTGTTTCCTGGGAAATCAGGGGCTTGCGCGATGTTACGCATGTCACGCTCCAAGTTGCGCGCAAGCCCTTGAGACCGCTCGATTTTCGCCGGTTGTCACGCTGTTACGCGATCTCGTCTCACGTGCGCGGGCGCGCGCATGAGGCTCCCATGCGTAACACCGTGACAGTGAGAGATTTCCTAGGTGGGACAGGGGGTTCTCTGTGACGGGGGGCGTGACAGGCGTAACACCCGCCGAGGGGTCCGAAGGGCCGCTCTCCGCGGCGGAGCGCCAGCGGCGGCGGCGGGCGCGGCTCAAGGCGCAGCGGGAGCTCGAGCGGCGCGAGGCGGAGATGGCGCCGCTGCGCCTGGCCATGGCGGCCGAGGCCGAGCGGCAGCTCGGGGAGATCGAGGCGGCGCTGGGGGACGCGCATCGCGGCCTGCCGGTGGCCGAGCGCGTGGCGGAGGGCGCGAAGGCCCTCATCCTGCGGCTCTACGGCGTGCCGCTGGTGCGGATGGCCGAGCGGGCCGCCATGCCGACCGCCGAGCTGGCGCGGCAGCTCGGCTGCACGGGCATCGAGGCCGCGCGGCTCCAGCAGGAGGCGGACCGCGAGGTGATGGACCGGCTCTGGGGCAAGGCGCCCCAGGCGGCGCGCGGCGACCAGGCCGCGCCGGTGGTGGTGAACCTGGTGGCCACGCCTGGTCTCGCGGCGCAGCTCAAGATCCAGGCGGATCAAGGCCTTGGCGAGGGCGACGGCGCATGAGTTGGACGCGGGCGAGTTGGACGCGGGCGCGCTTCGCGAGGCGGCGCAAGGGGTTGCGGGTGGGTGAGCCGCTGATCGCCAGTCAGCCGCGGCTCGCCCTGCCGCCGGGCGGCGCGGTCGGGCGGACCCCCCCGGGGGGCGCCCCCGCCCACCCCCCGGCCGCGCCCGGCGGCCGCGCCGCCGCCTCTGGCGGCTCGATCGCCAGGGCGTCGGAAGGGTGGGGCGCGCTCGGGCCCGGCACGACGGCTGAGGGGGGCGGGGGATGAGGCGGCATCTGCACTCGGTCTCGGACATCTCGGCCATGCTAGCCGAGCGCATCGAGAGCCTCGCCGCCGAACTCTTCCCGGCCGGGCGGCGGCACGGGCACGAATGGCGCGTGGGCAGCCTGGCGGGCGAGCAGGGCTGTTCGCTCGGCATCCGGCTGCGCGAGCCGCGCCGCGGCGTGTGGAAGGATTTCGCGGGCGGCGAGGGCGGGGATGCGCTGGACCTGGTGGCCGCGGCGCGCTTCGGCGGCGATCTGCGCGAGGCGCTCATCTGGGCGCGGCACTGGCTCGGCCTCTCCGACCGGGCGGCCGGGGAGGGGCGCGCGCCGCCGCCCCCGCCGCCGCGCGCGGAGGCGGCGCGCGAGGACGAGGAGCGCCGGCAGAGCGCGCGGGCGCTGTGGCATGGCGGCCGGCTGATCGCGGGCACGCCGGCCGCGGCCTACATCGAGGGGAGGGGCGTGGGGCTCGCTGATCTCGGCCGCGCGCCGGGCGCGCTGCGCTTCCGCCCCGACGTGTGGTGCGCGGAGCGGCGCATCAACGCGCCGGCCATGCTCGCGGCCATCCTGCGCGAGGGGAAGGTGGTGGCCTGCCACCGCACCTTCCTCGCGCCGGGGCCCGCGGGCCGCTGGACCAAGGCGCCCATCAAGGCGGCCAAGAAGGTGCTGGGGCCGATGAAGGGCGGCGTGATCCCGCTGCATCGCGGCCGGTCCGGGCGGCCATGGGCCGAGGCGCCGGAGGAGGACACGCTCGCGCTCTGCGAGGGCATCGAGGATGGACTGACCATCGCGCTGCACATGCCGGAATGGCGCGTGGCGGCCTATGTGGCGGCGGGCAATCTGCGCGACCTGGCCCTGCCCGAGCGCTTTCGCGACATCGTGCTGGTGCGCGACCGCGACGGCGACAACCCCGCGCCGCAGCGCGCGGTGGAAGCCGCCTCGGACCGCTGGCTCGCGGAAGGGCGCAGCGTGCGCGAGGTGAAGCCGCCCGAGGGCTTCAAGGACTTCAACGCCTGGCACATGGCCCAGCTCGCCGGCGCGGCGCGCGCCGCAAGGAGGGGGGCGTGAGCGGCCAAGCCTTGGCCTGTGCGGAGCTCGCGGCGGCGGTCGTCGCGCAGGCGTTCCGCGATGGCTGTGAGCCGCGGGCCACGGCTCCGCCGGGCGAGCCGGTCGAGCGGAAGCGCGCGCGGTCCAGCGCGACGAAGGCGGAACAGCTCGAGGCATGGGAATTCCTGACCGCAACCGCGGGCGGATGGATGGAGGCGCGGTGCAACTGGTGCTGGGTTGTCGGCGTCGATCCGGAGCTGGTGCGTGCGGAGGCGCTGCGGCGGGGGCCGTCGCACCAGGTCGCCGAAGCGCTCGCCGAGCGGCGACAGCGCAAGGAGGGTCTCCTGATGGGCGGCGGCGGGGGCGCGTCGTGAGCGCGGCGGCCCAGACGCGGCGCGGCGTGCGCCTCTTCCGCTCGGCGGAGGCAGCCTGGCTGTGGTGCGCCGCCCAGCTCATCGCCCGGCGGGACGGGCGGCCGCCGCGGGCCGATCTCGGCGAGGGCGGCGTCGAGCGGCCCTGCACGCCGGACGACATCCTCAACCAGCTCGACCGGCTGCACCGAGCGGGGCGGCTGACGCTCGACCAGGCGCGGGTGCTGCGCCGCTATGGCGACGCGCAGCGCAGCCCATCGCCCGCGATGCTGGGCGAGGAGAAGGACTGGCGCGCCTGGCGCGCGGCCATGGCGGCGCTGGGCGAGGCGCTGGTGGCGCGCGGCATCGTCGCGCCGCAACGGCCGCGAGAGGCGGCATGGGGGAGGCGATGAGCGAAGACGAGGACGCGCTGCGCGCCGCGCTGAAGGCGCGCCGGAAACAGGCCGGCGTGACCTGGGCGACGCTGGCGAAGCTGCTCGATGTCACCTCGAGCAGCCTGACCGGCTGGGCCGGCGGCGCCTCCGCACCCCGCATCCGCGAGCGCGTGCGCGCCTGGCTGGCCGAAAGCGCGCCCGTGCCCGACGAACTGCGCCGCGCCAGGCCCAGCGGCCTGCCCGCCCCGCCCATGCCCTTCGACCTCTCCGCCCTGCGGCCGGAGCCGGGCGACGGCGAGCTCGCGCGCGACTGGCTCTACGAGGAATGGCTGCGGCACGGGCTGCGCCACCAGGAGGCCATGGCGCGCATCGCGCAGCTCACCGACGAGGGCGCGCTGCGCGAGGCCGCGCGGCTGCGGCTGCGCCACGGGCTGCCGCCCTTCGTCGCCCGCCGCACCCCGTCCGGGAGGCCCATGGCATGAGCGCCACCGTCAACCCGCTGCGCCAGCAGCTCGCCAACGCGCGCGAACGCCGGCCCAACGGCTTCCGCCACCTGCCGGCCGACTGCCCCGTTCTGCCGCTCGGCGGCGACGGGCGGGTGTTCTACTACCTGAACGCCATCGGGCAGATCATGGCCATCGAGGCGCAGCAGCACTCGAAGAACGTGCTCTCCGCCCTGTTCGCGCCACGCACCGACTGGTGCATCAAGCATTTCCCCAAGACCTTCGACAAGGAAACCGGCGAGCCCACCGACTTCAAGAACGACGTGCTGATGCGCGCCCTGGTGAACGAGGCGCAGGAGCGCGGCCGAGCCTGGGAGCCCTCGAACAATGTGCATGGCCGCGGCGTCTGGCGCGGCGAGGACGGGGATCTCCGCCTGCATCTGGGCTCGCACCTGGTGGTGGGCGGGCAGCGGCGCGCGCCGGGGATGGTGGGCGAGCGTGTCTATCCGCTGCGCCCGGAGTGGAAGGGGCCGGCGCCGGACGCGCAGGCGGCGGGGCCCGCGGGGCCGGCCGCCGAGCTGCTGGCGCTGCTGGATCACTGGCACTGGGCCGTGCCGGGCCTCGCGCCGCGGCTGGTGCTGGGCTGGGTCATGGCCTCCTGGCTGTGCGGGGCGCTCGACTGGCGGCCGCATCTGTGGCTGATCGCCCCGCGCGGCTCGGGCAAGAGCACGCTGCTGGACATGCTGGGCCATCTGCTCCAGCGCGGCGACTATCTGCTCGCCGCCGAGGACGCCTCGGCCGCCGCGCTGCGCGCCAAGCTCGGCTACGACGCGCGGCCGGTCTGCCTGGACGAGACCGAGCCCAGCGAGGACAACCGCGGCCTGAACAACACGGTGAAGCTGCTGCGCCAATCCTCCTCCGGCGGCACCGCGCTGCGCGCCACGGTGGACCAGGCGGTGATCGAGCAGACGCTGCGCTTCACGGCCATCTGCGCCTCGGTGGTGAAGCCCTCGCTCGCCAGCCAGGACCAGTCGCGCATCACGGTGCTGCAGATGCTCAAGCCGCCGCGCGGCTCCGCCCCGCCGCTGCTGCGCCGCGAGGCGCTGGAGCTGCTGGGCCGGCGGCTGCTGCGCCGCGCCATCGACGGCTGGCCGCGCTGGGAGGAGACGCGCCACATCTGGCGCGAGGCGCTGATGGCGCGCGGCTGCGACCCTCGCAACGGCGATCAGTATTCCGTGCTGCTGGGCCTCGCCTGGATCGCCGAGCAGGACGAGCCGCCCGACAGCGACAGCCTGGACATCTGGGCGCAGATGACGGTGGACGCCACCCAGGCCGACCGCGCGGAGGAGCGGCCCGAGTGGTTCCGCCTGATCGAGATGCTGGCCGCGACCGTGCTGCGCGACGAGGGCGGGCGCGCGGAGACGAGCGTGGCCGAGCTGCTGGAGGTGGCGAGCTTCGCCCGCCGCCGCCCCGACCCGGAGACGGGCGGCTGGACCATGCCGACCGCGGCGGAGGCCGAGCGCGCGCAATCCGTGCTGCGGCGGCACGGCATCGCCTTCGAGCCGGTCTGCGACGAGCAGGGCCGGCCGCTGCGCCGCCGCTGGGCCGAGCCGGACGGGCCGGCGCACGCGAACAATGACGGGCCGATGCTGGGCCATGTGGCGGTGGCGAACAGCCACCCGCTGCTGGCGAAGCTCTTCGAGCGCACCCATTGGGCCGCCCGCCCGGGCGCGCCGGGCGCCTGGAAGGGCGTTCTCGAGCAGGCCCCGGGCGCCGTGCTGGCCGGGGCGGCGCGCTTCGGGCCGCGCACCTCGCGGGCGGTGAAGGTGCCGCTCCATCTGTTCTTCGACGGGGTGGGCCATGACGGAGAGTGAGCGGCCGCGCGATGTGGAGCGCTGGGTCTATCGGCTCGCGGAGGAGTTCCGGAGCGCCTATGCGGAGCCCGAACGCCGGCCCGACGTGGAGTTTGCGACGGAATATTGGCATGCGGCCATGGAGGAGCATTTCGGGCCGCTTCTGCCACAGCCGGCGGAAGTGAGCGCGGCATGAGCATGCGCGCCTGGAAATCCCCCGGCCCGGTCTCCAGCGCCTTCGTGGACAGCGACGCGCCCGTGTCGGTTCTGATGGGCCCCGCCGCGGGCGGCAAGACGGTCACGGGCCTGCAGCGCGGGGTGCTGATGGCGATGCGCTGGCCGGAGACCAAGCCCGGCCTGCGGCAATGCCGCTTCCTGGTGATGCGCCAGCGCATGACCGACATGGAGGCGAGCACCATCCTTTCCTGGCTCGACTGGTATCCGCGCAGCCTGGGCAGCTTCGTCGGCAAGGAGGGCAGCCCGAAGCGGCACAGCCTGAGGCTGCGCTCGCCGCTCGGCGGCGTGGTGGAGCTCGAGGTGCATTTCCGCGGCATCGGCGAGCAGTCGGTGGACGACGCGCTGCGCGGCTTCGAGTTCAGCTTCGCCTATGTGGACGAGTGCGACCTGATGGACGCCGATACCATGGCAAATCTGTTCAAGCGCGCCGGCCGCTTCCCCTCCGCCACGGTGGACATCAACCCGTGCCAGGTCTGGGGCACCTGCAACGCGCCCGAACCCGACAGTTGGGTGGTGCGCGACATGATCGAGAACCCGCGCCCGGGCTGGGTGCTCTACCGCCAGCCCTCCGGCCTTTCGCCCGAGGCGGAAAACCTGGAGGTGCTGGGCCGCGACTTCTACCGCCGGCGGGCGGCGGTGCTGCCGGACTACGAGCGCAAGCGCTTCGTCGAGAACATCCCGGGCCTGCTGCGCGAAGAGGCCGCGGTCTATCCCGAATTCGCCGAGGCGCTGCATGTGGCGCCCAAGGCGCTTTCGCCGCTGCCCGGGCTGCCGCTGCGGGTCGGCGTGGATGCGGGCGGCACCCCGGCCGCGGCGGTGATGCAGCGCGGCCCCGACGGGCAGTGGCGGATGCTGGCGGAGCTTTCCACCCATGACCGCGCCCGGGCCGGCGTGGTGGGGCCGCAGCGCTTCGGCGAGGCGCTGGCCGCGCTGCTGGCCGAGCGCGCCCCGGGATGGCCCGTGGAAATGGTGGCCGACCCGGCCTCGGCCTACGGCGCGGACCGCGAGGCGGGCGAGAGCGCCTGGGTCGAGATCGTGGCGCGCGCGGCGGGCCTGCCGGTCGGCACCGCGCGGACACAGGACCCCACGCTGCGCATCGAGGCGCTGCGCCGGCCGCTCGCGCGCGTGCTGGAGGGCGGACGGCCCGGGCTGCTGCTGGATCCTTCCTGCCGGCTGATGGCGCGCGCCCTGGCGCGCGACTACCGCTGGCAGGTGACGGCCGGCCGGCGCGGCGAGCGCGCCGTGAAGAACTGGGCCTCGCACCTGGTGGAGGCCGCGCAATACGCAGTGCTGGACGGCGAGGGGCTGGCCGAGGCCGCCCTTCGCCCGCGCCTGCGCGCGCCCATGCCGGCGCGCTTCGCCGCGGACTGGAACCCCTGGAGCCTGGAGGAGGCCCGATGACCATCACCCTGACCATGCCCGATGAGCCGGCCGATCGGCCGGACCCCGCGGCCATCGCCCGCGCGCACCGCCATGGCGGCAAGCTCGCGCGCATCGCGCCCGAAGAGGGGAAATCCACCCCGGGATTTCCCGCGCCCGAGCCCGGCGAGGCGATGGGCAAAGGGAGGGGGGCATATGCCCATCACTCCGACGCGGAACCGGAGCAGGGGAAATCCACCCCTGGATTTACCCCGCCCGAGGCGCAGCCGCCGGGGCCGCCCCCGCCGCTGCGCCTCGTGGTGACGCTGGGCGAGCCCTTCGCCTCCTGGCTGCTGGCGCGGGCCGAGGCGCATGGCGAGAGCCCCGAGGCGCATGCGGCAGCCCTGCTGCGCGACCATTGGGCGCGGCTCGATCACTGGCGGCACGAGCGCGCCCTGGCGCGCGGGCGGGAGGCCGGAGCGGCATGAGCGCGGGCGAGCTCTTCCTGGTGTTCCGCCCCCGGCGCGGTGCGGGCGTCACCGCCTGGTGGCAGCGTCTGCTGCATCCCTGGCGCGCCCATGTGCTGGCCGTTCTGCCGCTGAGCCCGGGCCAGTCCCTCGCCGTGGACCATGAGGGGGCGCGGCTGCGGGTGGAGGTGATGGATCTGCCGGCCGAGCAGGCCGCGCGCGGGCTGATGTGGGCCTGGGAGGCGGAGGCGCTGCGCGTGCCGCTGCCCCCGCCCGCGCCGCCCCAGGCGCGGCTGCGCGGGCCGATGACCTGCGTGGAGGTGGCGAAGGCGCTGCTGGGGCTGACGGGCCTTCGCGTGCTGACGCCGCACCATCTGCGGCGGGCCGTGATCGCGCGCGGGGCGCGGCCCGTCTCACCCTATCCCGCGGCGGGCTGAGCGAAGGAGGCGGGCATGGGTGGGCTGTTCGGCGGCGGCGGCCGCGGCACCAGCGCGGCGATGGAGGAGAGCCTCCGCCGCCAGGAGGAGGCGCTCGCGCGCCAGGAGGCGGCGGTGGCGCAGCGCGAGGAGCAGACGCGCCAGCGCGAGGAGGAGCAGAAGGCGCGCGAGGAGGCCAACCGCCGCGCCCGCGCGGGCGCCTATGCCGGCCGCGCGCTGCTGCTGGCCGGGCCCGAGACGGGCACCGAGGACCAGCCCGAGCGCGGGCTGCAGCGCAAGCTGGGAGGCTGAGCCATGGCCGAGGCCGACCCCGCCCTGCTGCGCCGCGCCGAGGCGGCCGAGCGCAAGCGCGAGGCCTTCGCGACGCTGATGCGCGACATCTACGCCTACGCCATGCCCGAGCGCGACGCCTGGAAGGCCTATGGCTACGGCGCCCAGCGCAATGTGCGCGTCTATGACAGCACGGCCGTGATCGCGGCGGGGCGCTTCGCCAACCGGCTGCAACAGGCGCTGTTCCCGCCGCAGCAGCGCTGGGCGATGCTGGCCCTGCCGCCCGAAATGGCCGGGGCCATGGGCGCGGGCGACGTGGCGCGCGACCTGGCGGCGGCCACCGACATGCTCTTCGCGCACATCCACGGCTCCAACTTCGACCAGGTGATCAACGAGTGGGCGCTGGACCTCGCGGCCGGCGTGGGCTGCCTGCTGGTGGAAAACGGCCGCCGCGCCACCTCGCGGCCCGGCGCGCCGCTGCTGCGCTTCCAGGCGGTGCCCTCCGCCCTGGTGGCCTTCGACGACGGGCCCTTCGGCACGGTGGAGGGGGTGTTCTTCTCGCAGAAGATCCCGGGCCGCCTGCTCGCCCGCCTCTATCCGGACGCGACGCCGACGCGCGAGCTGGCGCGCCGCATCAAGGACAAGCCGGAGGAGGAGGTGGCGCTGCTGCAAGCGACCGTTTTCGACGCGGAGCGGGGCGACTGGGCGATGCACGTGATCCTGCGCGAGGAGCGCGAGGTGATCGCGAAGCGCCGCTATCGCACCTGCCCCTGGATCATCACGCGGTGGTCGAAGAGCCCGGGCGAGGCGCATGGGCGCGGGCCGCTCGCCGCCGCGCTGCCCGACATCCGCGTGCTGAACAAGCTGATGGAGCTCTATCTGCGCGCGGCCTCCTTCCAGGTGACGCCGGCCTACACCGCGACCGACGACGGGGTGGTGAACCCGGCCACGGTGCGGCTGGCGCCCGGGGCCATCATCCCCGTGCGCAGCAATGGCGGCGTGGCCGGCCCCTCGCTGCGGCCGCTGGACGGGCCGGCCAACTTCGCCCTCTCCAACGACCTGGCCGAGCGGCTGCGCACCGCCATCCGCCAGACCCTGTTCGACGACCCGCTGCCGCCCGAGGTGCAGGTGGGACTGACCGCCACGGAGGTGGCGGAGCGGGTGCGGCGCTTCCAGCAGGACACGGGCGCCTTCGGCCGCCTGCAGGCGGACGCGCTCTCGCCCCTGGTGACGCGCTGCCTGGACATCATGGAGGAGGCGGGCGCCTTCGCGGAGGAGCGGTTCCAGGGGCTGATGCAGGCGGTGCGCGACGAGGTGGTGCGCATCCGCGCCGTGAGCCCGCTGGCGCTGGCGCAGGACAGGGCGGATTTGCAGGCGGTCATGGGCTTCATCCAGGGCGCGGCCGCGCTGGGCCCGGTGGGCGCGGCGGTGCTGGAGCGCGGCATCCATCTGGACCGCGCCGCGCCATGGATCGCCTCCCGCGCCCATGTGCCGCCCGAGCTGATCCCGACCGAGCGCGAGCTGGCCGAGCGCGCCGCCGCCGCCGAGCGCCAGCGCCAGGCGGAGACGGCGCTGGCCAGCCCCGTGCTGGCGCAGGCGGTGGGCAACCTCGCCCCCGCGCTGACCGGGCAGGCCGCGCCATGAGCGGCGGCTGGGATCCCTTCGCGCCGCAGCAGGCGGCGCCGCCGCGCGACGAGGAGACGGAGGCGCTGGCCGTGCTGCTGCGCCAGCGCGGCGAGCTGGTGCTGCGCCTCGCCGAGCGCGAGCTGCGCGCGCCCGGCTGGCGGCCGGGCGAGGGCGCGGCCGAGGCCGCCTGGCGCGAGGGGCGCAAGGAAGTGTGGCGCTGGCTGCGCCATCTGGTGAACGGAAACGAGGAGGCGTGATGAGCGAGACCCTGGAGAAGCCGGCCGAGACCGCGCCGCCCGCCGGTGAAAATTCACCGGGCGCGCCGAACGCCGCGCCCGAGAAAGCCCACGCCGCCGGTGAAAATTCGCCGCCGCCGCCCGCGCCGCGCGGGCTGCTGGACGCGGTGGCGGATGACCCGCCCGCCGATGGCCGGCCCGAATGGTGCCCCGAGCAGTTCTGGAAGGATGGCCAGCCGCAGGTGGAGGCGCTCGCGAAGAGCTGGGCTGATCTGCGCGCCCGGCTTGCGCGCGGCGCGGGCGGCGCGCCGCCGGACAGCCCCGACGCCTACAGCCTGCCCAGGATCGAGGGGCTGCCCGAACAGATCATGCCTACGCCCGACGACCCGGTGTGGAGCGCGGTGCGCCAGGCCGCGCACAAGGCGGGCGTGACCCAGGCGCAGCTCGCCGCCATCGCCGAGCCCTATCTGCGCGAGGCGGCGCGGCTGGCGCAGCCAGACCCGGAGGCGCAGCGGGCGCACGAGGAGGCGGAGCTGGCGCGGCTCGGGCCGCAGGGGCGGCAGCTCGTGCGCGAGGTGGGCGAATGGGTAAACGGGCTGGCGGCGCGCGGGCTGATGACGCGCGCGGAGGTGGCCGCGCTGCGCGGCGTCTCCACCGCCGACGGGGTGCGCGCGCTCGCCAAGCTGCGCGGCATGCTGGGCGAGCAGCCGGTGCCTCTTGACGCGCTGGATGAGGGCGACACGGCCGAGCAGGACGCGCGGCGCATGATGCGCGAGGCCATCGAGCGCGGCGACGAGGCGCTGGGCCGCAAGGCCGAGCGCGCGCTGCGCGAGATCATGGCCCGGCGCATGGGCTGAGCCGGGCGGGATGACCGTGCGGGCACCCGAGCGGGCGCTCGCATGAGTGCTAGAAGTCCTGGACAGGCCGGCGCGGCGTGGTAGCTTCCGCCGCGTCGCGTCGCGCCGCCCCATCCGCCTGGCCGGACCGGACGCGCCGCGGCGGCCCGCGGCGAGCCCATCGCCGAAGCAGAGACGACCCGGGACCGCGCAGGCCCCATCCGCTCCGCCGGACCCTGCCAGCGCCTGGCCTATCGGACTGCGATCAGAGCCCGCGCCGAAAGGCGCTCGTTCCAGATCGAGCCATAGGCCCCTGGCATGACCAAGATCATCGATCCCGTCGTCGCCACCTACTACTCCGAACAGGTGAAGGTGGCGTATCAGGCGGGCGCCATCCTCCGCCCGCATGTGCGCGTGCAGAACGGGGTGGTGGGCGGCACCGCCGAGTTCCCGCGCCTTTCCCGCGGCACGGCGCGCCTGCATGTGCCCGCCTCGCCCCGCGTGCCCATGAACGTCACCTACGCGAAGGCGGTGGCGACCGTGCGCGGCTTCTCGGCGGCGCAATACTCGGACGACCTCGAGCGCACGCGCATCGCCTTCGACGAACGCCCCGTGCTGGCCCAGGTGATCGGCCTCGCCTGCGGCCGCATGCTGGACCAGCTCCTCATCGACGCGCTGGTGGCGGCGCTGCCGACGGCGACCATCCCCGATGGCGGCTCGGGCATGACCGAGGCGAAGCTGCGCAACATCGTGCGGCTCTTCGACGCGCGCGCCGTGCCGCGCGGCGACCGCAAGCTCGTCGTCTCGGCCAAGGTCTATGACGACATCCGCGCGCTCAACCTCGCCGTCAACAAGGACTTCGGCGAGACGGGCGCGGCGCGCACCGGCGTGGTGCCGCAGGTCTATGGCCTGGATGTGCTGCTCATCGACGATGCGCGCGACGAGGGCGGCCTGCCGCTCGGCGACGGCATCCGACAGTGCTTCGCCTTCGACCGCCAGACGCTGGGCCTCGCGATCAACATGGAGTCGGAGCTCGAGATCAACTGGGTGCCGACGCACGCCGCCTGGCTGCTGGAGAAGCGCTTCGCGGCCGGCGCCACGGTCATCGATCCCGCGGGCGTGATCCGCGTGGACTGCACGGAGTAACCCCCCATGCCCTTCCAGCTTTCCGGCTTCCGTCCGGCCGCCTCCACCACGGGGACCGCGCCGCGCATCCACACCTACCGCACCACGGACGCGCACGCCGCCGTGGACAATGCGGGCTACTTCAACGAGGTGCACAGCGTGCTCGAGATCGGCGACCTGATCTATGTGCTGGTCGTCACCGGCGGCGGCGCGCTGTCCACCGCCGGCTGGCATGTGGTGGCGACCAAGACCGCGACCACGGTGGACGTGACCAACGTCACCGCCCTCACCGTCACGAACAGCGACTGATGGCGGTCTTCGGCGGCACGGAACTGGCCAGGGGCGTGCTGGCCTGGACGACCAGCACCGCCCCGGCGCAATCCCCGCCCGTGCACATGCACGGGCGGTTCAACGTCACGCTCAGCGGCTCGGCCACGGGCGTGCTGGCGGGCCTGGAGCGCAGCTTCGACGACGGCGCGACCTGGGTGCGGTGCACGGCCGGCGGCGCGCGGGTGGTGCTGGCCAACCCGTGCACCGAGGTGGCCGACGAGCCGGAGGCCGGGGTGCTCTACCGCCTCGCGGTCTCGGCCATCGGCGCGGGCACGCTGGTGGCGAGGATCAGCCAGTGAGCGTGTGGGACTACCGCCTGCTGGGCGGCGTGCTGCGCCGGGGCCTGCCGGGCTCCGGCGCGGCGCTGGCGCAGCGGGTCATCTCGGGCGGCATCATCACATCGCCCGTGCTGACCTTTTCGCGCGCGCAACTTGCTGGCGAGAGGCAGTGTATCTGCTGGCGGACGGCACATGGGCGCTGGCGGCGGCGGACGTGCCGCGCAGGCATCTCGGGCGCGGCATCATCATTGAGCCGCAGCGGACGAACTTTCATCCCAATCCGCGGTATGAGCCGACAACCACCTATCCCGCGCCGCTGCTGGGCTCGGCGCTGGTGGACGCGGCGCTGGCGCTGCCGGCGTGAAGGAGGCGTGCATGGACGATGCGGGCGAGGCGTGGATCGCGCAGGGGTGGTTCGGACCGCGCGAAGTCGCGGAGACCGCCAAGGCGGCGGCGGACGCGGCCTGCGAGGCGGGCACGCTCGGGGCGGTGCTGCCGCCGGTGGGCGCGCCGCCTGCCAGCGCGAGTGCGGATGGTGCGGTGGCCTGCTTCGGCGTGATGGCGCGGGCGGATGCGCCCTGGCCTGACCCGCCCGGCCTGGCGCCGGTGGCGCGGCGCATCGCCGAGGCGCTGGTGAGCATGTGAGATGACCGAAGCCCCGCGCACCGCCCTGGAAGGCTTCAACACCCACCCGCTGGTGGTGGCGCTCTCGCGCGTCGCCGCGCCGCTGATGCTCGCCCTCATGCTCTGGGTGGCGAGCTTCGTCTGGGACATCGACCGGCGCGTGCTGGTGCTGGAGCAGCACCGCGTCTCCGAGCAGGCGCGCGTGAGCGAGCGCCTCATCGAGATGGCGCGCACCCTCGAGCGCGTGGAAGCCCGCATGGCCCGCATGGAGGAACGCGCGCTGCGCTCCGCCGCGCGCGCCGAGTGAAGGAGGAGCAGACCCCATGGCCGACATCGCCCCCGCCGCGCCAGAGCCGCCCGAGCGCATCGCGCTCTTCATGGGCCAGGCGCGCCACATCCTGAGCCTCGCCGGCGGCATCCTGCTGGCGCTCGGCCTCTCGGCCGAGCAAGTGGCCCATCTGGAGGCCATCGCCGGCGCGGGGCTCGCTCTGGCCGCGGCGGTCTGGAGCGCGCGCGACAAGCTGCGCAGGTAAGCCATGACGGCCCGCAGGCCCGACCCCACCGCGGCGCGCGGGTTCCGCAACCGGAACCCGGGCAACATCGTGTTCAACCGCGCCATCGCCTGGCGCGGCCAGGTGGGCGCGGAGCCGGCGGGCCGCTTCGTGGTGTTCGAGGACCATGTGTGGGGCATCCGCGCGCTGGCGGTGCTGCTGCGCAACTACCAGCGCAAGCACGGGCTTTCGACCATCCGGGCGCTGATCCGCCGCTATGCGCCGCCCGTCGAGAACGACACCGAGGCCTATGTCCAGGCGGTGGCGCGCCGCACCGGCTTCGCCCCCGATGCGCCGCTCGATCTCGGCCGGCGCGCCCATCTGCGCCCGCTGGTGGAGGCCGTCATTCACCACGAGCTCGGCGGGCAGCCCTATGAGCCGGCGCTGATCGACCGCGCGCTCGACCTCGCGGGGGTGGCGGCATGAACCCGGACACGGTGCTCGAGATCGGCAACGAGGCGCTGGCGATGCTGGGCGCCCAGCCGGTCATGCAGGCCGACGAGGGCACCGAGCTGGCCAGCACCCTGTTCCGCATCGGCCCCTCCAGCCTGGCCGCGGTGCTGACGGCCCACCCCTGGGCATGCACCATGCGCCAGGCGCGTCTCCCGCGCCGCCTCGCGCCGCCCGAGCTCGGCTTCCGCTACGCCTACGCGCTGCCGGCGGAGATGCTGGCCTTCCGCGGGGCCTATGCCGGCAGCCATCCCGGCGCGCCGCCCATCGCCGTCTGGCGCATTCAGGGCGAGGAGCTGCTCTGCGACGCCGAGGAGGTGTGGGCCGAGTTCCAGGCGGAACCGCCGCTCGCGCGCTGGCCGCCGCATCTGCGCCATTTCGCGCGCGCGGCGCTGGCGGCGGACCTCGCGCTCAACATCACCGGCTCCAACAGCGACGCGCAGCTCATGACGCAGCGCGCCTGGGGCCTCGGCGAGCAGAGCCTTCTCGCGCAGGCCCGGCGCGTGGAGGCGCAGCAGCAGCCGCACATGGCGATGACGGATTTCCCGCTGATCGCGGCCCGCCACGGAGGCGCGTGGTGAGGACGCTGCGCACCGTGCAGACCAGCTTCACGGCCGGCGAGCTGGACCCGCGGCTGGACGCGCGGGTGGAGGTGACGCGCTACTATTCCGGCGCGGCCGCGCTGCGCAATGTCGCGGTGCTTCCCCAAGGCGGCGTGCGCCGCCGGCCCGGCACGCGGCACCTGGCCGACCTGCCGGCCGCCGCCGCCAACGGGCTGCGCCTCGTGCCCTTCGCCTTCTCGGCCAGCCAGGTCTATCTGCTCGCCTTCTGGGCCTTCGGCTTCCATGTCTATCGCGGCAGCGACGGGGCCTTCCTCTTCTCCGGCTCATGGCCCGGCGATGCGGCGGCGGCGAACACCATCAACTTCGCGCAGTCGGCCGACACGCTGCTGCTGTTCCACCACAACATCCCGCCCCACGCCATCCGCCGCGCGGGATCGGACACCTCCTGGACCTCCGCCTCCGCCAGCCTCGCCAACATCCCCAACTTCGATTTCGGCGCGGGGCCCGAGCCGGTGATCAGCGCCAGCCGCGGCTGGCCGGAATGCGGCACATTCCATCAGGGCCGCCTCTGGCTGGCCGGGCTGGCGAGCCGGCCCACCACGCTGCTCGCCTCGCGCGCCGGGCAGTTCTTCGACTTCCAGCAGGGCGCGGCGGACGACGAGGGCATGATGCTCTCGATCGACAGCGACCAGCTCAACCAGATCCACCAGCTCATGTCCCATCGCGGGCTGTTGATCTTCACCTCGGGGGCGGAGCACGCCATCACCGTCGCGCCGCCCATCACGCCCACCAACGTGGCGATCGAGGAGCAGTCGCGCCGCGGGGTTCGGCGCTTCTGCCGCGTGGCGGAGGTGGACGGGGCGCTGCTCTTCGCCCAGCGCGGCGGCGCGGCGCTGCGGCAGTTCGTCTATGCCGAGATCGAGCAGGCCTGGCAGGCCGAGCTGCTCTCGCTGCTCTCGCCGCACCTCATCGACAACCCGCGCGACGTGATCGCCGTCAAGGGCCGCGCGCAGGACGACGGCGACCTGGTGCTGCTGCCCGAGCTCTCCGGCGCGGGCATGGCGGTGCTGAGCCTGCTGCGCGCGCAGGAGGTGGTGGCCTTCACCCGCTGGAACTTCGACGGCGTGCTGCTGGGCGCGACCGCGCTCGCCAACGGCGCGATCTTCCTCGCCGTGGCGCGCGACGAGGCGGTGCGCCTGCTGATGGTGGAGCCGGAGGGGCTGCTGGACCATGCGCGCCACTACGCCTTCGCCTCCCCGACCAGCACGCTGACGGGCCTGTCCCACCTCAACGGCCGCGAGGTGGTGATGGTGCTGGACGGGCGGCCGGAAGGCACGGCGGTGGTCAGCGGCGGGACGCTGAGCCTGCCGCGCCCCTGCGTGACGGCGGAAATCGGCCTCGGCTTCGAGGTGCTGATCCGCACCATGCCGGTGGAGCCGCGCGACCCGACCGGCGCGCTGATCGGCCGCAAGAGCCGGCTGGTGCGCATGGCGCTGCGGCTGCATCGCTCCGGGCCCGTGGAGCTGCGCGGCGCGACGCTGGCCACGCGCGTGATCGGCGACGATCCGGCCCCGCCGCTGGACGCGATCCCGCCGCCCGCCCCGCAGCGCCTGACGGGCGAATTCATCCTGGACGGGCTGCTGGGCTGGCGGCGCGTGCATCAGGTGGAGCTGCGCCAGCCGCCCCACCGCCCGGCGCCGCTGACCGTGCAGGCGCTGGCCATGACCGTGGCCGTGGGGGAATAGCATGGCCGAGCTCGCCACCATCGCCGCGGTGGTCTCCGCGGTCGGCACCGTCGCCTCCACCGGGCTTGCGCTCATGCAGGCCTCCGCCCAGGCCAGCGCGCAGCGCAGCCAGGCCGCCATGCTCGAGCTGCAGTCGCGCCAGCAGGAGCTGGAGGCGCGCGGCGTGGAGCTGCGCGGCCAGAACGAGGCGCTGGACACGCGCGAGGCGCTGTTCCGCACCCTTGCCACGCAGAACGCCCGCTATTCCGCCGCCGGCGTGGTGATCGGCGAGGGCACGGCCGAGACGGTGGCCGAGCGCACCAGGGCCGAGGCCGACCGCCAGCTCGAAATCCAGCGCACCAACACCGAGATCGCCGCCGCATCCGCCCGGCTCGGCGCGGGCATGACGAGCCAGCGCGCCCTGCTGCTGCGCGACGACGCCTCCGCCACCGCCACCGCGGGCGCGCTGGGCGCCTTTTCCACCTTCGCCCAGGGCGCGATGCGCGTGGCCGACCGCTGGCCGGGCCAGAGCAAATCCGGCGGGGCCGCGCCGAGGACATCCTCATGAGCGGCACGCGCCCGCCGCTGCGCCGCCAGAGCCTCGAGATCCCCGCGCCGATGGCGCAGGCGCAGCCCCAGCCCGTGCGCCCCGTGGCGGCGGGCGAGGTCGGCATGGGCCGCGCCGCCGCTCTCGCCGGGCTCGGCGCGCGCCTCGAGCGCCTGACCGCCCAGCTTCACGACCGCGCCGACCGCGAGACCATCGAGGCCGCCTGGGCCGCCGGCACCGAGGCCGCCGAGGCCGACCCCTCGGTGCGCATGGAGGGCGGCGGCGCGCTCTACCGCACCGTCTTCAACCGCGCGGCGGTGGACAGCGCGGCGCGCCGCCTGGAGGTGATGGCGCGCCAGGAGCTCTCGGGCCTCGCCGAACGCCACGCGGCCGATCCGGAGGCCTTCATCGCCGGGGCCACGCGCTGGCGCGACGAGACGGCGCAGAGCCTGCCCGCCATCGCCCGCGCCAGCTTCCAGCAGCGCTTCGACGCGCTGGCCCTGCCCATGGCCAACGCCGTGCGCGAGCAGCAGCGCCGCCGGGTGGCCGATGACGCGCTCTCCTCCATGGCGGCGGTGCTGCCCGCGCGGCTCGCCGATGTCGAGCGCGCCGCGGGCCAGGCGCTCGCCGACCCGCAGGCCTGGACGGCCGCGCGGCGGATCGAGGACCAGACCGTGGCCGAGCTGGTGGCGCTCGGCCCGCGCGAGGCCTTCCAGGCCGGCGGCCGGTCCTGGCCGGCTGACCCCTCGCGCGCCGGCGCGCTTTCGGCCGTGGAAGTCACGCAGCGCATCGAGGCGCTGCGCCAGACGCGCGATTTCGCGCTGGCCGAGGCCGCCTGGCGCGCGGCGGGCGGGGGTCTCGCCTGGATCGAGCAGTTCGAGCGCGGCGGGGCGGCCCGCGTCTCGCCCTTCGCGCAGCGCGAGGCGAGCCAGGGCCGCATGCTCGCCACGCCCGAGCGGCTGCGGGCGCGGGTGCCGGAAGCCTGGCAGCCGCACCTCGCCCGCGCCGCCGCCGAGACGGGGCTGCCCGTGGCGCTGCTGGCCGCGCTCGCCGGGCACGAAAGCGGCGGCCGGGCCGATGCCGTGAGCCCCAAGGGCGCGGTGGGCCCCATGCAAATCCTGCCCTCCACCGCCGCCGATCCCGGCCTGCCGGGCGTGCCGCCCCTGCCGCGCGAGGCGCTGACCGACCCGGCCCGCGCCATCCCCTGGGGCGCGCGCTATCTGGCCGCGCTGCGCGACCGCTTCGACGGCGATCTCGGCCGCGCGCTGGCCGCCTACAACGCCGGCATGGGCCGCGTGGAGCGCGCCGCGCGGGGCGAACAGCCCCTGCCGCAGGAAGCGCGCGACTACCTGGCCACGCTGCTGCCCGCCATCCCCGCGCAGGACGGGCTCAACAGCGCCGAGCGCGGCCGCATCGCCGCCCGGCTGCGCGCCATGGAGGCGCAGGACCGCGCCGCCACGCGCGAGGGCGAGACGCTGCGCCGCGCCGAGCTGGACCGCCGCATGGCCGAGAACCTGGCCGCCATCGCCCAGCAGGGCCGCCCGGTGCATGTGCTGACCGAGGCCGAGATCGCCGCCGCCGGCCGCGACCCCGTGCAGGTGCTGGAGCGCGAGCGCATGGCGATGGAAGGCCACGCCGCCGCCGAGCTGGCCCGCACCACCGCCGACCCCGCGGCGCTGCGCGACCTCGCCGCGCGCTTCGCGCCCGGCACGGCGAATTTCTCGGCCGACCCGGCGGCCGCGGTGCGGCTGCTCAACCATCTCGCCCAGCGCGGCGTGCAGATCGAGGGCGCGGCCTTGCAGGAGCGCATCCGCGACCTGACCGTGGAGGCCGAGGCGAGCGGCGAGCGCCGCGCCATCACGGCGGAGGAGGGTGCGGCCGCCGGGCTCCCGCCCGAGCGGGTGGCCGCGATCAACCGCGAGCTGGAGCTGGCCGCCGACCGCGGCGCGCTGCGCCGCCAGGCCGCGGCCCTGCCGGAGGCGGAGCGGGAGGCCTTCCTCGCCCGCTTTCCGCTGACCGGGCCCGACGCCCGCCGGAACGCCGAGCGTGTGCAGGCCACCGTCCAGGCCTTCGAGGCGCGCGACCGCGCGGTGCGCGAGGACGCGGCCGGCTACGCCATGGCGGGCAGCCCCGCGCTGCGCGACCTCGCGCAGCGTGTGCAGGGCGGCGAGCTGGCGGCGCTGCCGGAGTTCGTGCGCGGGCTGCGCGCCGAGCAGGAGCGGCTGGGCATCGCCGCCGAGCGGCGGCGCGACCTGCCCAAGCCCTTCGTGGAGGCCTTCTACCAGCGCATCGCCAACAGCCCCGACGCCGATGCCGCCTGGGGCGCGCTGGGCGCGCTGCGCGAGGCGCTGGGCCTGCCCGGGCTGCGGCGCACCCTGGCCGAGTGGCGCATGGAGGGCGAGGGCCGCGACGACCGCCGCCGCGCCATCGCGGTGGCCGGCGCCATCATGGACCGCGACGAGGCCGTCTCGCGGCAAATCCTGCGCGGGGCCTTCGCGCTGCGCGACAACCCGCCGCCCGAGGCGCTGCGCCGCGACGTGCAGACCGCGCTCGACCTCCATCTGGGCCCCGCGCTGGAGCGCCGGCCCGAGGCGCGCGCCGACATCGCCGCGGCCGCGCTCGCCGCCGGGGCGGCGCTGGCCGCCGCGCGCGGCCGCTCGGCGGAGCCGCTGCGCCGCGCCGATCTGGCCGGGGTGCTGGAACGCCTCGCGCCCGTGGCGAGCTATAACGGGCGGCTGACGCTGCTGCCTGAGGGCATGAGCGAGCGCGCCTTCCTGGACGTGATGGACGCGCTGCCGCCCGAGCGCCTGGCCGGAGCGGTGGCCGCCGACGGCCGGCCCATCACCCCGGCCATGGTGGCGCGCGGCGGCTTCCAGCTCGAGGCCGTCGGGCCCGGGCGCTATGTGCTGCGCCATGGCGGCCGCGACGTGCTGGACGCCAACCGCCCGGGCGGCGCCTTCGTGCTGGACCTGAACGGCGCCGCGCCGCTGCGCGACGACCCGACGCCCGGCGCGCGCTTCCGCGCGAGCGAGCGCGCGCTGGAGGAGGAGGCGCGCCGCCGCCGCCAGGGGCTGCGGCTTGAGCCGGCGGAGCAAGCGCGGTGAGCGGCGTGCTGGCCCTGGGGCCCGAGCCGCGGCCCGTCGCCTGGGACCCCATCCCGACCGCGCCGCGCGGCCTGGCCGAGCGCTTCATGCTGGGCCTGGAGGCGCAGCTCGCCACCGGCAATTTCGCCTCGGAGGAGCGCAACGCCCGCCGCGCCTTCGCCGAGGCCCAGGCCGTGCTGGCCGAGGCGGGCGAGCGCGTCGAGAACCCCTATGAGGCCGGCCGCTGGACCGGCGACACGCTGCGCGACATCCCGCGCGCGCTGAACTGGCTCATCCCGCCCACGCCCGACCGCCTGGTGATGGGGCCCACGCGCTTCGAGCAGCTCGCCAGCCCCGAGGAGCGCCGCCGCCGCGAGGAGGCCTGGGACGCCGCCGTGGCGCGGCTGCGCGCCGCCCGCCCCGATGAGGCCGACCGCTTCCCCACGGTCGCCGAGCTGCGCGACCGCGCCCGCCGCAACGCCATCGAGGCCGAGGCCGAGGCCCGCCGCGCGGAGGACCTCGGCGGCGGGCTCGGCGACTTCGCGGGGCGCGTGGCGGGCGTCTTCGCGGACCCGATCCAGCTTCTCACCCTGCCGCTCGGCTTCCACTCGGCCGGCGGCTCGGTGCTGCGCCAGGTGGCGCGCGTGGCCGCCCAGGAGGCGGCCATCGCCGCGGGCACCCAGGCGGTGGTGGAGCTGCGCGCGGGCCCCTACCGCGTGAGCCTCGGCCTGCCGGACGACAGCCTGGAGCAGATCGGCATGGCGGCGCTGGGGGGCGCCGTCATCGGCGGGGGCGTGCGCGCCGTGCTCGCGGGGGTGGAGCGGGTGCTGGCGCGCGCGCCCCAGGACAGCCCCGCACGCATCCAGGCCGAAGGCGCGCGTCCCGTGGCCGAGACCCAGGCCATGGCCGAGGCGGTGCTGCCCGCGCCGGAGCAGGCGCTGGCGCACGAGCAGGCCGCCGCGGCGGCCCAGGCGGCGCTGCTGGCGCGCCAGCGGCCGGCGGCCAGCCTGCCGGGGCCGAACCGGCGCGTGCTGGCTGGCTGGATCGAGCAGCCCGCGGCCGGAGACGAGCGCCAGGCCATCGCGGACTTCGTCGCGCGCGCCCTGCGCGCGCCGGAAGGCCGGGTGCATGGCGTCGCGGGCGGATGGCTCGAGGAGGCGGAGGCGCGCGCCCTGCGGGAATTGGGCCTGCCGGTGGGCACCGAGACGCCGCGCGTGCTGACCAGCGACGCGGTGCGCCATGTCTGGCGGCGCCACGGCCCCGACGCCGCGCGGGCGCCCGACGAACCGCCCATCACCTTGCACGACCTTGCCGGCTGGCAAGGCTTCATCGCCGCCGCGCAGCAGCGCGCCCTCACCCTCACCGATCCGCGCGGCGCGCAACCGGGCCGTCTCGCCGTCGCCTATCTGGCGCGGGACGCGCGCGGCGGGATGGTGGTGGTCGAGGAATACCGCGCAGGCAACGGCATGCTCGCGCTCGCCACCATGTATCGCCTGCCCGAGGGCAGCGGCGTGACACGGCTGGAGCAGGTGCCTGGCATGGCGGAGCGGATGCGCCGCGCCGCGGCATCACCCCCGATGCACGATGCGGGCCGGCAGCCTGGCCCCCCCGTGCTCACGTCCCAGACGCTCGGAGGCTTGGCCGACAATCTACCGCCGGCCCTCGGCCGCTTCAACGCCTATGCGCCGACCGGCCGCGCCGTGCTGGTGGAGCCGCGCGTGGTCTCGCTGCGCCAGCTCGTTCCGAGCCACGATCCGGAAGGCCGGCCCAACCCGGCCTATCCGCACGCCGAAGGCCTGCAACCGCGCGACCGCGCGGCCGCCCCCAGCCAGGACCAGGTGCGCGCCATCGCCGCGCGCCTGATCCCGGAGCGGCTGCTCCCCAGCCCGGAGGCCGGCGCGGGCGCCCCCATCATCGGCCCCGACCTGGTGGTGGAAAGCGGCAATGGCCGCATCGCCGCGCTGACGCTGGTGCACCGCGACCCCGCCCTCGCCGCGCAGCGCGAGGCCTATCTGGCCGCGCTGCGCCGGGCGGGCTTCGACATCGAGGGCGTCGAGGAGCCGGTGCTGGTCTCGGCCCGCGTCTCTCAGCTCTCCGCCGCCGAGCGGGCGGCCTTCGTGCGCGAGGCCAATCTCCGCGCCACGCTGGCCGAGCCGGCGGCCGAAGTGGCGAAGCGCGACGTGGCCGCGGTGCGCGACGCGCTGCGCCTCTGGCGCGGCGGGGACCTGCGCCACGCCGCCAACCAGGAGTTCCGCGAGGCCTTCGTGGCGCGGCTGACGCCAGAGGAGCGCGGCGCGCTGCTGCGCGCGGACGGAAGCTGGAACGCCGAGCTGATCCAGCGGCTGGAGCGCGCTCTGCTGATGGCAGCCTATGGCGACGCCTTCGGCCCGCTGGCCGCCCGGCTGGTGGAGGGCGAGACCGAGGGCATTCGCGGCCTGGCCGCGGCGCTGCGCCAGGTGGCGGGCGACTGGGCGGCGATGCGCGCCGAGGCCGCGCGCAGCCCGGAGACCGCGCATTACGACGGCACGCCCGCGCTGGCCGAGGCGGTGGACGCCATCCTGGAAGCCCAGCGCCGCAAGCTGCGCGTGGCCGACCTGGTGCTTCAGGCGGACCTGGAACGCCCGCCCATCACCGACTCCGGCATGGGCGTGCTGAAGTCCATGTTCCCGGACGGCGACCTCGCGCGGCGCATCAAGCCCGAAGTCCGGCTGGTGGAGGTGCTGCGCGGCTATGTGGCGCGCGCCCAGCAGGCCGAGGGCGGACCCACGCTTCTCGACCTGCCGCCGGTGCGGGTGAGCGATCTCGCCGAGGCCGCCCGCCGGGCCGAGGAGGCGGATGCCGCCCTGGGGCCGCGCGAGGTGGCGGCGGACGAGCCGCTCACCGACCCGCAGGCCGCCCGCGTGCTGGCGGCCGAGGCCGAGCGTGCCCGGCTGGCGGCCCTGCCCGAGACGGCGCGCGCCGAGCTGCTCGAAGCCCAGCGCATCGCGGCCGCGCGCGACATTCCCGTGCCCGAGGAGGCCGGCGAGATCGGCGCGCGCGCGCTGCTCGAGGCGGCCGAGCGCGAGGCGGAGGAGCTGGCGGCCGCCGCGGCCTGCCTGATCGGGGGGGCGCCGTGACGCAGGCCCAGCTGCTGCGCCTCCCCCCGCCGGACTCGCCGGCCGACACGGCCTGGGCCATCGCCACCCTCAAGCGCCGGCTGCGCGCCCGCCCGCCCATGGCGGTGGCGGCCGTGATCGTGCAGGCCGACGGCGCCATCGAGCTGGTGCATGGCGGCGGGCCGTCGGGGTGGCAGCATCAGCTCGCCGCCGCCACCGCCCTGCTGCACAAGCGCGTGCTGGAGGGCTACGACCCGTGACCACCCGCCATCGCAAATGCGTGGCCGATGCCGTGGAGGCGGGCCGGATCGGCGCGGCCACCGCCGCGAAGGTCAACGCCCGCGTGGAGGAGCTGCTGGGCAAGGGGCTCTCCGAGGCCGAGGCCATGGCGCGCGCCGCCGAGGAACTGGCCGCACAGGGGCGCGAGGCGCAGCGCCAGGCCGCCAAGCGCGTCCTGGCCGCGGCGCGCAACATCGAGCTGGCCGAAGGCCACGCGGCCGGCTTCCACAACGGGGTGCTGGCGCTGCTGGCGCGCGACCTGACCGGCAAGGCCACCTACACCAATGTGGAGGCGCGCGCCCGCGCGATCCGCGGCCTGGCGCATGCCGGCCTCGTGGAGGTGCTGGACCGGTTCCGCTCCAAGGCGCTCGGCCTGATGCGCGACGAGCAGGGCCTTGTGGACATGGTGCGCGCGCTCTACGGCGAGGCCCCGCGCGACCCCGCCGTGAAGGCGCTGGCCGAGGCCTGGACGCGCGTCACCGACCAGATGGTGGACCGCTTCATCGCGGCCGGCGGCGCGCCCTCCACCAAGCGCGCCGACTGGCGCCTGCCGCAGCTCTGGGACCATGCCAAGGTGCGCGCCGAGGGGCGCGAGGCGGTGCTGCGCTTCCTGGAGGAGGAGCACGCCACCGGCCGGCTGCGCGTCATCGACCCGGACACCGGCGCGGAGGTGAACGCGTTGCGCCGCGGCGAAATCTTCGCCGAGGCGGTGGAGCGGCTGCGCACCGAGGGGTTGTCGGACCTCACCCCCGGCGCGCCGCAGGGGCGCGGCGCGCTGGCCAACCGGCGCAGCGCCATGCGCGCCTTCCAGTGGACATCGGCCGAGGCCTGGCTCGGCTTCAACAGGCGCTTCGGCGTGGGCGAGGCGCATCTCTACGACCTGCTGATGGGCCATGTGGACGGCATGGCCCGCGACATCGCCATGCTGGAGGTGCTGGGCCCCAACCCGGACTGGATGATCCGCATGCTGCGCGACGAGGCGCAGCGCCGCCTCGCGCTGGCGGGCGATCCGGAGAAGGCGCGCCGCGCCGCGTGGCGGATCGACACGGTCTGGGCCCATGTCTCGGGCCTCGCCAGCACGCCGGTGAACGACTGGGTGGCCACCGCCTTCCGCGAGACGCGGGCCTTCCTGACCGCGGCGCGGCTGGGTTCGGCCGTGCTCTCCTCCGTCTCGGACTTCGCGACCATGCGCCAGGTGGCGGCCTGGAACGGGCTGCCGGCCACCGGCTGGATGGGCGACTATCTGCGCCTGCTGAACCCGCGCAACGCCGAGGACCGGCGCATCGCCGTGCGCGCGGGGCTGATCGCCGAGGCCTGGGCCCAGCGCGCCGCAGGCGCCATGCGCAACCAGGCGGATGTGGTGGGCACCGGGCTCGGCACCCGCGCGGCGGATTTCGTGCTCCGCGCCCAGGGGCTGGCCGCGCACACCCAGGCCGCGCGCTGGGCCATCGGCATGGAGATGCTGGGGCATCTGGCCGAGCAGGCGGGCAGGCGCTTCGAGGACCTGGACGCGCCGCTGCGCGCGGCGATGCAGCGCTACGGGATCGGCGCGGCAGAGTGGGAGCTGCTGCGCGCCCATGGCGTGCAGGAGCTGGGCGGCTGGCGCGTGCTGAGCCCCGAGGCGGTGGTGCGCGGCCAGGGCGAGCCGGGGCCGGCGCGCTGGACCGGCGATGAGCCGGGCTCATGGCGGCTCGGGCCGGACGGAACGCCGGACCTCGCCTGGCTGCCGGAGGGGATCCCCGGGCTGCAGCCCGGGCCGGTGCGGCTCGCGCGCGGCGATCCGACTAAGCCGGACGGCGGCCGAGTCGGGCTCGCGCACATCGAGGCGCGGCACGGGCAGGAGCTGAAGGAGCCGGCCGAGGATTTCGTGCTGCGTGTGCTGGCGACCGCAACCGAGCTGCGGCAGGGCCGCGACGGCTCGGTCTTCGCCGTGGCGCCGGCACCGGCGCGCAGCGGCGACGAGGTGCTGATCCTCGGCCTGCATCGCAAGGAGGGGTATTGGCAGGTGGTGACCGCCTCGGTGATGCGGCGGAACTACATCGCCAAGCGGCCGCTGCTCGGGCGGTGGGAACGCACGGCCCAACCGCAGCCTGCCGGCGGTGCCGCCCCCTCAGCTCCCGCCCCGGCGTCTGCCGCCGGGCCCGGAGCGGGCGCCAGCGTTGGGGGCCCGAGCGGGGCGGAGACTAGCACCCAGGCCGCCCGGCTGGAAGCGGCGACGCGCCTCCTCGAGTTCGTCCAGACCGAGGCGCGGTTTGCCGTGCCGGAACCCGGCGCGGCCGAGCGCGCCCTGATGCTCGGCCAGACCAGGCCCGGCACGCTGGCGGGCGAGTTCCTGCGCAGCGCCATGCAGTTCAAGAGTTTCCCCGTGACCGTCATGCTGATGCACATCGGCCGGGCGCTGAACCAGGAGCGCCTCTCCGGCAAGGCGGCCTATCTGGCGAGCTTCGCCATCGGCACGACGCTGATGGGCGCGCTGGCCATGCAGCTCAAGGAGATCGCCCGCGGCCGCGATCCGCGCGCGATGGACGACCACCGCTTCTGGCTGGCCGCCTTCGCCCAGGGGGGCGGCGCGGGCATCCTGGGAGACTTCGCCTACACCGCCGTGAACCGCGCGGACCAGAGCTTCGTCGCCAACATGTTCGGCGGGCCGATCGGCGGGCTGACGGACGACCTGGCGCGCATCGCCGGCCTCAACATCCAGGCGCTGGACGATGAGCGCAAGGAACGCGCGCTGGGCGCCGATTTGGCGCGCTTCGTCCGCAACAACGCGCCGGGCTCGACGCTCTGGTATTCGCGCCTCGCCACCGACCGGCTCTTGTGGGACCGGCTGCAATGGTGGGCGGACCCCGAGGCCGCGCGACGCTTCCGCCAGCAGCAGCGCCGCGCGCTGCGCGAGTTCGACCAGGAGTTCTGGTGGGCGCCGGGCGAGACCGCCCCGCGCCGCGGGCCCGAGCCGGCGCGCATCTTCGGAGGTGGACCATGAGCATCAGCCTGGTGCCGGCGGACAACCGCCGCCGGCAATTCGTCTGCACCGGCGGCGAGACGGTGTTTCCCGTCACCTTCCCGTTCTTCGCGGCCGCGCATCTTCTGGTGCGGCGGCTGCGCGCGGCGGTGATGAGCGAGCTGGTGCTCTCGACCGACTACACGGTGGCGGGCGCAGGCTCGCCCTCGGGCGGCAGCGTGACGCTGACGGACCCGGCGCTGGCGGGCGACGTGATCCTCATCTGGGGCCAGCAGCCGGTGGCGCGGACGGCGCAATGGACGGACGGTTCCGCGCTGACCGCGGCCGCACTGAATGCCGAGTTCGCGCGCTGGTGGATCGCGCTGCAGGAGGCGCGGCGCGAGGCCGAGCGCGCGCTGCGGGCAGCCCCGACCGATCCGACCACGGCGCTCGAGCTGCCGCCCCAGGCCGCGCGGGCGGGACGCTTCCTGGGTTTCAACGCGGGCGGCGAGCCCATCGCCATGGCCGGCGTCTCTCCCGTGGCGGTGAGCGCCTGGGCGGCCACGCTGCTGGACGACAGCTCGGCGGCGGAGGCGCGCGGGACGCTGGGGGCGAGCACGGTCGGCGCGCAGGTCTTCACGGCGGCCAGTGCGGCGGATGCGCGGGGCTTCCTCGGCGCGAGCACGGTCGGCGCGCAGGTCTTCACGGCGGCCAGTGCGGCGCATGCGCGGGCGTTTCTCAGCGCGGCGCCAACGCCGAACAACACGGTGGGCGCGCTCGGCCAGTTCTATCACCAAGCGACTGCGCCGGGTGTAACCTGGTCAACGCCGGCCGGCGGAACCTGGGCCTACTCTGTGCGGGGCTTCACCACTGGCGGCGTGTGCAATCTGCAATTTGTGTCGGGCGTGGCTGCCGGCGGAACCGCGATTATCAACTCGCCCTCGATCGTCTTCGAAGGCTTCGCATGGAGGATCGCATGA